ACGGCGGCGATGGTGGTGAAGGTGGTGATGGTGGTGACGGCGGCGATGGAGGTGATGGTGGTGAAGGCGGCGATGACACTGTATGTCAAGGCTGCAATTGCCCCGATGCTGGAAAATGCTGTGACAGCACCGACCCTTGCTGTGTAGAAGATAATGAAACTCCCGATCCGTGCTGCAATGATCCAAACCCTTGCTGCGGTGTAGAGTGTTCACCAGACTCTGAAGGCTGCTCATATACCTGTAGAAATGGAGCTTGTGAAAAATCTGATCCTTGTTGTGGCTTAGATTGCTGCGATCCCGGCGATCCTAATGATGGCGGAGGTTCTGATGATGGCGGAGGTCCTCTTATTCCAAGGTAAAATATTTTATGATACAAAATCAAAAAGGATATAATTTAAATGTCTAATCATCAACCACCAGTTCCTACCAATCCTTGTGGAAACTCATGTACAGCAAAATGTGAGGATGGGAAATGCGTAGATCCTTGCCCAAATGGATGTCCACCGTGTCATAGTTGTGGTGCTGATGGTTGTGATCCAGATTTCGATAGTAGTAAATGTGAAATATGTGATAGTAAAACCTGTCAGATTGTAAGCAGTTGCAAAGAAGCAGATTGTGAAGAGTGTCAAAACGGCAGATGTAAAAGTAAATGCGATAGGTTAAAGTGCGAAGAATGCAAAGACGGTAGTTGTGTAGCTAAAAAAGAGGAATGTAAAATATGCAAGAACGGTCGTTTAGCAGATAAATGTAACAGCGGATTGTGTGAGACTTGTACTGACGATAAATGTGAGAGTCTATGTGATCCAAAGTCTTGCGAAGTGTGCGACAACGGAAGCTGTAAGTCGAGTTGTGATTGGAGATTTTGTCTAGAGTGCGTTGATGGTAAATGTGAGCGTACCTGTGGTGGACCAGGAGATCTATGCAGGCGGTGTAATAAGGGTATCTGTGAGACTATTACTCCCGATCCAAAAAAATGTGAGACTTGCACACCAGACAAGGGAGTTCATAGTTTATGTGACATTGAAAACGGAGAAACTTGCTGCGATGGAACTTGCTGCGATAATTGTTCAAAATGTTTAGGGGGAAATAGCTCTAATAGTGCGACATGCTTCCCCAAAGCCTGGCCAGAGCGCTGTGAAACTTGCGATCCAGAAACAGGAGAAATCTCAGCCTGCGATGAGTCAAAATGTGAAGAATGTGTCCGTACGGGTACTAGAGAATATAGTTGCCAAAACAGGTGTAATAAAACGGTTACCGGCATAGATACTAGCTGTTATGAATGTGAAGACGGAGAGTGTAAGTTTAAATGCAAAACAGAAGAATGCGAAAGATGTACTGGTGCTACATTCAATGAGAATGGAAGGGCTACCTCGTTTGCATGTAAACAAGCATGTACAGGAGACTGTGCTCGATGCGTAGATGGGAACTGTCTACGGACAGGGTGTCCTGCGTGTCACACCTGCAATAGTAATGGTTGGGGCTACTCCTGTGACTATAATTGCAAACCAAAGTGTGAAGTTTGTAATGAGGATGGTCGTTGTGAAGATCCAGCCGCTGAGGCATGCAAGGACTCAGATCCAACAGGTTGTGGCTGCTATGGGCACAAGTCAGAAGGCGCTGCCTGCTTCTCATACACCCCCAGATGCTCTAATCCAAGATGGACACCTCAATGCATTAACGGCGCCCCTGCAAGTCCAGGAGAAGTCAACTGCGATACTTGTGAAATTGAACCTAGGGAAGAAAGACCACCACCTCGACCATGCAAATTTGACAACAGTTGTAGCCAATGTGTGGCTGGTAAATGCGAAGATGTGGCACTAGTTGGGCTTGAAAATTGTGAATCTCATTGTCCACTAGATGGAGCATATAACCCTGTTTTTCGTTGCTGTGACGCATGTTATGATAAAGCAAGAGATCATGCAAAAGGCGGTAAAAATTGTAGTTATGAGCTTTTTTCACAAGATGATATTCGCCTCGATCCGTTTTCATGCACAAGATATTTGTATCGTAAACGGGTATGTGACAACATAGTTTGTACTCATATACCATATGGTTGCGAAGAGGGAAAAGAGACAGAAGTGGGAGAGAGTGAGTTGGTACGTGTTACTGATTGTTCTTGTGAAATAAATCCATGCTGTTCAACAGATCCTGAAACAGGAGAAGATGTAATCACAACACCAACATGCTGTGAAGCAAGCGAAGAATACGATGAGAAATGTTGCGAGCCATCCAATGTCGTTGATTTCCTATGCTGTCAAGATTCAGAACACGCATGCTGTTCCGACCCAAACAGTCCTGAGTGTACATGCGATGGAGTCATAGAATTTCAAAGCAATCCTTGTTGTATGTATCAAGATGATGAAACCGCATACAATTGTTGTGAAAACGGTACTAGTCAAATATGCTGCGAAGGCTCAGCTTCTTATGATGCTGATTGTTGCGCAGGCAATGAATGCTGTGAATCTAGTCCCAACTATGACCCAAAATGCTGTAGTAAAACAGAAGGTTTTAGTCAAGCTTGCTGTGACGATGAAAATTGTTGCAATGGAGGGAATGAATGTTGTGCATCTAGTCCCAACTACAACCCAATTTGTTGCCGAACGTCAGATGCTTGGGATCCAATATGCTGTGACGATGCAAATTCTCCCTGTTGCAGGGGTGATGAGTGCTATCGGTACCGTAGTGGTAATTGTACACCAGTCTCAAATCCTTGCTGTGGTATTACGTGCGAACCAAGTTCAAATGGATGCGCAAGATCATGCTTTGAAGGAACATGTATACAAGACGATCCTTGCTGTGGAGACGAGGACCCTGCTTGCTGCCAACTGTCGCCCGATGGAAGTAAACCCCCATGCCCTTCAGATCCAGGTTCCGGTTGTAGTTATCAGTGCATAAATGGAGTATGCATTCCATTCAGCGACCCCTGTTGCCCAGATAGCGAAGACTATGACCCGTCGTGCTGCCCAAGAGATCCGTCTTATGATCCGTGCTGCTTTCTAGATTGCGGTAATGATGCAGATGATTGCTCAACCTCTTGTGAAGCTACAGGAAGATTTACTGCTGAATGTGTAAAAGATGATCCTTGTTGCGGTTTTGACTGTCCAAAAAATGATGCAGACCCTGGCTGTTCAATGCGATGTGTAATCATTAATAATAAACCTTTTTGCGATTATGTCGACGCAGTATGTTGCCCATCTCATGCAGACTACGATGAAGCATGTTGCGAACAAGGTCCTTGCTGCGCAGATAATTTTGATGCTACCTGCTGCCCAGATAGTGATACTTACGATAAAGTTTGCTGTGATGATCCAGATGACCCATGCTGTTCCTCTAATGACAATGACATATGCTGCCCAACATCACCATCCTACGACAAAGCCTGCTGTGAAGATCCGTCCGGACCTTGCTGCATCACTGCTCAAGACTTTGATGCTAGTTGCTGTCCTGACGATCCATCTTATAATGCAGACTGCTGCCCTCCAAATGGTAAATGCTGTGTACCAGATTGCGGCACTGACGAAAATGGCTGCTCCACTTCATGCAAAAATAACACTTGCGTAAAAGACGATCTTTGTTGTGGCGTTCCTTGCGATGATGTAGATGGTTGTACCAGGTCTTGCGTAGATGGAGTATGTGTATATGACGATGCATGTTGTCAAAAAGAAGGAACATGCTGCACAGAAGATGATCCTATATGTTGTCAGATCGAAAAAAATGGCGGCTGTCCCAATGACGGCGATTGTCCACAGAGTTGCAAAAATGGATCTTGTAAAAAAGACGACCCTTGTTGCGATAATACATGCCGCCAATGCGAAACCTGCATTCCTTCTGGTACCGGTAATTTTTATGATTGCTTTAATGAATGCAATACCTCTCAATGTGACCAAACCTGCTTGAATGGAGATTGCGTACAGCTTGATCCTTGTTGCGGGATAGATTGTCCTACCTTGTCTGATGGTTGTGCAAGAAGATGTGAAATGGGTGTATGTGTACAAGAAGATCCTTGCTGTGCAGGTAATGCTCCAGCATGTTGCAGAAATCCAGGAGACGGTTGCTGTCAAGCAGAGGTACAGACGAAGTTAGCGGGCGGCAAGTGGCCACCAACAGACGCCAAGGGTTGTCAGCTCAGATGTATTAGTGTCGGTAACGGTTCAGCTGAATTTGTAAAAGAAGACCCATGTTGTGGTGCAGAATAACCAGGAGTTTTTAAATATGTCCAACCACTGCTGCGAGAGTGACGATCCAATATGTTGCCAGATAGGTACATGTCCCAATTCAGCTAATGGATGTCCACAAACTTGCATAGACGGAGCATGTAGGGAGATCTGTACTATAAATAATGCAGCTAATGACTGTACAAAAATGTGTATTAGCGGAAATTGTGTTAATGTAGATCCTTGCTGTGGTAATGCCGATCCTGAATGCTGTAAAAGTAATGTAAAATGCGATCCAATTACTACTAGAACGGTATTTGGTAATATACTATGTCCCACTCATTGCGAGAATGGTAAGTGTGTACTAGACGATGAATGTTGTGGTCGTTTTGACTGTTGCACATCCAATTTTTGTGCAGGAATAGAAATAGATGGATGCCCTACAATATGCAAGGATAACGTGTGCGTCAAAGAACGTTGCTGCAGTAATGGTGATTTTGATAATTGTTGCGATAGTGTCGATCCTTGTTGTGAAATTGATAATAGTGGAGGCTGTCCTAGCATAAACGGATGTGCCCAAGAGTGTAAGAACGGGAAATGTGTTGTTAGTAATCCATGTTGTTTAGAAGATTCAGACTTAAAGGAATGTTGTGAGGCCACAGACAAGAAATGTTGCCAGTTAGAGAAACTGGGTAGTGGTTGTGCTGGAAAAAATACATCACAGTGTACATACGATTGTGTTGACGGAGAGTGTATTCCTAACGACGATTGTTGCAATACTACTAATCCCACTTGCTGTTTTATTAATAAGAATTTCGGTGGTTGTGATAAGGGTCTTAAACAAAGTACTAAATATGACCCTGATATAAATTGTGATGTGTATATTTGCGTACCAGATTGTCCCGCTATCCCTCCGACAGAATGTGAAAAAACCTGTCGCACGATAACAAAGGTTTACGAAAATGGCTGTCTTGTAGATATAGTGTGTGAAGATTGTGATTGTCCCGAAGCTCCACCCCCTATTACATGTCCTATTAATTGCACTGTTGTTCCTATTGATAATGGCTGTGTAATTGGCTATTATTGTGATTGTGATTGTCCTCTACCACCTCCTGTTGACTGTCCAGAGAACACATGCGATATAATACCCGTAAAAGTTAATGGCTGCATTGTTGGATACACATGCGAACCTTGCCCACCAGACGATTGTCCTCCACCACCTCCTGTTGACTGTGCAGAGGACACATGCGATATAATACCCGTAAAAGTTAATGGCTGCATTGTTGGATACACATGCGAACCTTGTCCACCAGACGATTGTCCTCCACCACCTCCTGTTGAATGTGCAGAGGACACATGCAACATAACACCCGTAAAAGTTAATGGCTGCATTGTTGGACACAGATGCGAACCTTGTCCATCAGATTGCCCTCCAGAACCTCTTCCAATTTCCTGTAGTTCGCAATGCACAACCGAACCCATCAAAGACAGAAAATGCATAATTGGCTGGAAATGTGTCGATTGTAATAAATGTCCACCAGCTCCGCCAGTGCAATGTGCTCCAAACGCTAATATTTGTGACCACAAGCCAATATTAGATAATGATCAATGTGTCGTTGGCTTTGACTGCATTCCATGCGACGAGGACTGCCCACCTGCACCACCTATAAATTGTCAAAATAGTTGTGGTAGTACTCCTAAAACAAACTCTAAAGGATGTATTACTGGTCACATTTGTCTACCGTGCGATGACCCAAAATGTCCAGAAGCTCCCCCAGTCAAATGTCCAGCAAATTCGTGCGGCTGGACTCCTATTCCAGATGAAAAAGGATGCGTAGTAGACTATACCTGCATACTATGCAAAGAAGACTGTGACCCTGCGCCACCTATAAATTGCCCAAATAGTTGTGGCAGTACACCACTGACCAACGATCAAGGGTGTGTAATATCACACAAATGCAAACCTTGCGAGAATGATGATTGTCCACTAGTACCAATGCCTATGTGTCCACCTGACTCATGCGACATGTTGGTAGAATATGACGACAAAAAATGTCCAGTTAAATACACATGCGTACCATGTAATAATGATTGTGACGATACCCCAGCAATCGACTGCCCGATTGACACCTGTGACATACAGCAAGTATTACAAAATGGCTGTGTAGTTGACTATGAGTGCATACCGTGCCAAAAACCCAAAGATTGTCCAAATATTCCAACACCTGTATGTGCCCCTAATTTCTCTTTTAAAACACTTTATGACAAAGATACAGGTTGTCCAATAGAACATACATGTATTCCTCTAGATACTGATTGTGAAATTGTTAAACAGGCAGATTGTCCAGAAAATACATGCGACACAATTCCTATTATTACTGATGATGGATGTACAGTAGGATTCGATTGCGTACCATGTGAATGTCCAAATGCTATTATCTCTTGTCCGGAAAACACTTGTGACATCATTACCGTAAAGGTTAATCATTGTGATACTTTTGTTTGTGAAGAATGCAAGTGTCCACAAACAGCACTACCCGCATGTAAATCCGATCAAGAATTAGTTACATCTCTAGATTCAGCTGGCTGTCCATACTATTATTGTGAAACTATATCTCCTAAGACTTTAAGTGGAGCTCAAATAAATTCGTATCCAAACTATGGCGATAGTTATAGTGTTGGGGAGTCTATAGAAATACAATATTTCTCTGAGATTCCATTTGTTATCAATGATATGCGTATGCCATATATAGCCATTATAACAGATAATAATGTTGTACTTAAAGCATATCCAGACTTTAATCACCCGAATAACAGTATAAACACAGAACCAGAATATAATATGATAGTAGGAGATGATGGTAATATTATTAAAGCGTATAATACTCTTATCTTTTCTTATGTTATACAAGATGATGATGAGGCCATATCCTCACCATTTTCACTCTCAAGTTCATTTATAGACTATAATGGCTTTATTTTTGCTAATCTTGAAAATAAACGTATAGACCTTTCAAAGCCTGCCACAGAACCAGTTAGATTATATCTTAGGAGCCCTAATACAAAATATATTAACGATAATACTTTGAGACTAAATGATGTGCTTATTTCTGCCAATAATAAAAAATATAGCACAGGAGAAATATTTACGCTATCTATAGCATTAGATCAACCTGTTAGCATATTAACATTAGAAGATAAAAATAATGTTAAGCTTAATATTGAATATGGTAATGATGTTTATACTTTTAACTTTGATATGACGCTAGATAGTATTGATAATACAGAAAATTCATCAATACTTACCTTTAAATATACAATTACTGATAAAGACTATTTTGACAGTAATAATAATTTTGTAGATGGTCATTACATAAGAATTAAAGATGTTTCTGGTTCAAGTTTGGTTACTAATCAAAATATTGTTACAGATACAATAGCGAATCTAGATATATCTCAATATTTACCTGCAGATAATTTATCATTTAATTCTACATCATATATCTCAAATCCTACAGAAGCTATAACTACAGATAATAACATATTGATCATTAATGACAATAATACTATTTCAATTATAGACGATGAATCTCTTAGCATGATTGGTCTAATTAATAATATTGATCAAAATATAACAGATGCTGTATTTTTAGATAATGGTTTGATAGCCGTATCAACAGATGATAATACTGTTACAATCCTAGATAGCAAAAATGCTTCCAGAATAATAAATACTGTGAACCAAATATCTGGTACTATTAATAGTTTAGATTCTAGTGGCGATAATCTAATCATTAATACAGATAAAGATATACTTAGTATAAATACATATGAATTAAAACCAGATATTTATACTGTTCAAAAACTTAATCCTACTAGTAATATAGATATTAGTTTTGTAGATAAGCCAAATAATGTACTTTATGTCATTGATAGTGTAGCAAAAGAAATTGTTGCTATCAATATTAATAATGGATCAGCCGTTAACTCATTTAAAACCAATAATAATATTACTGATATTGTCGTCAAAGATGATACGATCTATGCGGTAACTGATCAAAATCAATTTATATCATACAACACAGACACTGGAGAAATCTTAGATTCATTATTTATAGATAGAGGAAATAATAGTTTGACTATTGCTGGAGATGTTATTTTAATAGGCAATGATATAACTAATACGATTAGAAAGTATGATACATCAACAAATACTATAACTGATACTATCGGCAGTGGAGGAATTAGGCTAATAAAAACTTTATTTATAGGCAATATAATCTATACCGTTAATAAAGATAGTAATACTATTATCAAAATTAATATAAATACTAACCAAGTAGAAAATTATTGTCCACCCCCATTCTTTGCTACAGTATTACCACCTATACCGGAAATATCATAATGATTAACCCCAACAACGAACAATTACATAAAACCACATTTAATAATCTAATTGTAAGAGACAAAGAATTTATTGATAAAAAAATGTCTTATTCAAATTATAACAATATCCAATTTATTAATTGCTCTTTTCAAAATTGTGATATTAGTAATACCAACTGGAATAATTGTTTAATCTATAACGGTTCAATAGATAGTACTAGTTTTTCTAATAGTTCTTTATCCAAAATCACTATGAATAATATGGATTTGACCAATTCCAACCTCAACAACTGTAACATAGATAATTTAAGAATAGACAATAGCACACTAGATGATGTAGATTTTCTTTCTTCACAAATTAAACAATCTATATTAAATAAAAATGCTCTTAAAATGTGTTCTTTTAATTATGCCAATATATTAGATTTTTATGTAAATGAGTCATCATTATCAGAATGCTTATTTGAAAGGCTGGTATCATCGAATATCTTCCTTCACATCTGCAACATGGAAAACACAAGCTTTTTGCAATCTGTTTTAAAACAAATCTCCATATGTGATTGCAATTTAATGTTAATTGATTTTAATCAAAGTGATTTAAGTAATGGCCTGATCTGTCAATCTAATAATAATTACAATATTGTTGACACCAATTTTTCTGAGTCGAATATTAGTAATCTAAGACTAGACAGCACCATCATGCAAAACTGTAAACTTAATCATTTAAACTTTAAAAATACATTCATAAATAATATAGATATTAGTAATTCTGAAATAAAATATAGTAATTTAGCTACTATTAATATTGATCAATTAAATATGTGTAATAGTGTATCTATAAAAGGAAGCATCCCACCAACCGGCAAAACTTTTGGAGACTTGTGTAAAACATAAGATAAATATATGTGTGGATTATTACAGATAATGATCAATCAATGTCCTAAAGATAACCCAGACTGTGCATCCCTACCGGCAATTGTTACATCGGCCTGTGGTGGAAGTGGAGGATCTACTTGAATGTGTTTAATAAAAAACCGTCTTAAATTAAGAATTGAGAAATATGGTTAATTTTAATGTAAATCCAAGTAAAACTAATAAGACACCAAAGATAATAAAACCAGAAAATGCTATAAGTTGGTCAAATATTGTTTATGGATACTATAACACTAATGGGAATGCTAAAGCTGGATATAGTAGTTTATACGATGCCAAAAACGGTCAAAATATTATTATTTCTCAAACTGTGTATGACCCAACTTTAGGATATTATGTAGAACCTAATAATAGTAATTTAGCATTTCAATTCTATTATACTTTTCCAGAAAAATATGATGGCATTAAACCAGTATCTCTAATAGACATACCTCAAGGAAACTATCACCAATTTCCTGTATGGGACGGAAATGACAAAACATGGCTTTTTAGTAATGTTGTTAGACATTTGATTTTAGTTATAGGTCCTATCGGGGTCAGTGTGGATCCAAATGCTGAAAATGATATTGTAACAACAACACTAAAATTTTCTGAAGATTTTATACTATTAAATGATCCAGATCTATATGCGTCAACAAATACAACACATACACATAATTCTATAACGTCAAATGGTGCTTATGCTATATTGTATTTTCCACAATTAATAAACAGATTAACCATAGAAAACTCACATCTAGAACCATATGCTGACGAAACCTATACATATCAAATATTAGGTTCTCTTATTCAGTTTGGAACTATAAATGATTTAGCTATATTTGGATTAGATACTAACGTTAGAGAATTAAAACAGATTACCTTTAATATAGACAATAATACCTATGACCACGAACTAATAACAAACCCTGTACCGTTCGAAATTCCAGAATTTAATTACTACGATTACGATAGTAGAAAACTAGTAAAATTCAATATATTTGAAAAAGAATAGCAATTATGACAATATTCAATCAAAAAGAAAGTCAATACTCCCATACTAAAAACAAGTATGGAGAAGATATTGTAAAAGTACGAGTAAGAAATCATAAAATACAAGTTGTTTTAAATGGTAACAATCCTCAAATAAGCATAAACTGGGGAGATGGCAATACTGACATAGCTAATGAGTCAAAACTATATGAGCATTCATATAAGAATTATGGAGTTTATGGACTCAGGATACAAGGTTCTTTTGATACGGACGGCTCTATTACAGTTTACAACAATGAATTAGCTGATGATCCTATACAAGCTATAGGCAACCTAAACAAAAAACTATATCACACTAGGCCAACAAGCATATCTCATTACCAAGGTATTGTATTTCAGAATATTAAAGATGAATACATAGAACCAGAACCATCAACCGGAACGAACACAGACACCGATACCTACAGAAAACTATACTTCTGGGGGAGTAACAGTAACATGCAACTTGGCAACAATACAACACAAGCTGCAAAAATCTGGCAATCAGTAACTGCTGCACATAGTCATGCCTTAGCGATAGATACTGACGGAAATCTTTACGCTTGGGGGAAAAACACTGTCGGTCAATTAGGCGACGGAACAACAGAAAACCGCACTACTCTAACAAGCATATCTCATCCATCCGGCCAGGCCTGGCAATCAGTAACCGCTGGATTTCATCATACATTAGCGATAGACATTGACGGAAATCTTTACGCTTGGGGGATTGACCATTACGGACAACCTGGCGCCCGCCCAACAGGCTTATATAGCACTACGCCAACAAGCATATCTCATCCATCCGGCAAAGCCTGGCAATCAGTAACCGCTGGAGGTGATTATACATTAGCAATAGACACTGACGGCAATCTGTACGGTTGGGGGCGTAACGCTGCCGGTCAAGTAGGCGACGGAACAACAGAAGCGCCTGCTACGCTAACAAGAATATCTCATCCACTCGGGAAAACCTGGCAGTCAGTATCAGCTGGGGTATATCGCTATAGCTTGGCCATAGACACTGCCGGAAACCTATACTCTTGGGGGCAAGACGTCATAACAAGTTTAAGTCGCACTACGCCAATGCTAATAGATCATCCACTTGGGAAAACCTGGAAGTCAATAACTGCTGCAACTAATCATGCCTTAGCGATAGATACTGACGATAATCTGTACGGTTGGGGAAGCAACTTCTACGGACAACTTGGCTACCAAAGTAGCGACACCACAGGAACCAATATATATATACCAAGAAGGATATCTCATCCATCCGGCCAGGCCTGGCAATCAGTAGCCGCTGGATTTTATCATACATTAGCGATAGATGCTGACGGAAATCTTTACGCTGGGGGGCAAAACACTGTCGGTCAATTAGGCGACGGAACAACAGAAAACCGCACTATGCCAACAAGCATATCTCATCCATCTAACAAAACCTGGCAGTCAATAACTGCTGCAACTAGTCATTCTATTGCTATAAGTAGTTAAATTAAAGGTGTATATATATATTAGTAAAAGGAAACAACCAACAAAAAGGAAATATTATGTTAAAACACGCAAAAATTACCATTGATGATAGATGTCTAGATTTGCTATTAACTGAAGAAGAAATCGCTGTAGCATTTCAAAGAACTTTGGATCCAGAAAACGCTAAGTCTCTAGACTTGGTAGACTGTTGCAAGTGTTGGCCTGTTGAAAAACCTCCCAAATGTAAATTCTGGTCCAGAATACTAGGTTTGTGTTATGAATGTGATACATAAATGAGTGAACCAAATCCAAATACATTAGGTCATTTTTTTGAAAACTTTACCACCTCTATGTTTAGTGTGGTAATAGCTCTTATTGGATTCTGGACAACTTTTGTAAAAAATCTAGTCAACAGAAAAGAAGTAGAAGAAATGATAGAGTCCTGTTCACGCTCTAGTCAATATTCTAAAGATAGACAATTTATTATGGAAAGATTAGATTCTAGTAAAGAATCTCAAATAATTATATCTAAAGCATTAGCTAAAAATACAGAGGTAATGACGGATCTCAAAATTCATATAGCAACTCTTGCTAAAACACTGGAAAATTTAGAGGCCAGAATAGAGAAAAGTCTATAATTAGCCATATGGTGTATTATACAATATATTGCACTTTTATTAAAAGGAGAAAATATGGCTGTTGATGTTGCTATTTCAGATGGTGGTCATGTAAGAAATGCCAGAATATTGGTAATGTGTCTACCTACCGGCCCTGTAGCTCTCGCAAGAGATGATAGACAAGAAATTGCTGGCCCTACAGATGCAGAATTATTAGCAAAATATGGTGATAGATTTGACAATCCTAGATATTACACTGGCGATACAGCATAGTCATGAGAAAACCCGGCTATAAAACAAGCGAATTTTGGTTTACAGTAGTTAGTTTTGTTTTTAGCGGACTTTTCCTATTGGGAGTAATTAAAGAACCAGATACTAAAGACGATTTGATAGATACATTTACACACGTTACTGAAAGTGTTATTTTGTTGGCTGGACAAGCGATGGTATTGGCTAGATATATAAGAAAAAGAAAAGAAGAAAAAATAGAATACGAAAAAACAAAACAGAAAGAACAAGACAATATTCGGAAAGAGCTAGAAGATTATGTTGGTGTAGACAAAACCTATAGTAAGATTAATATAAATAGAGCCAGTATTGGAGAGCTAATACAACTTCCACATATCGGTCCAGTTATAGCTGAAAAAATTATACAATACCGGGAACAGCATGGAGAATTTACTTACTCTATAGATCTAATGAAAATTAATGGAATAGGTGAGTCAGTATTCAAAGATATAGATAAATACATTGAAATATGAGGCAATCAAATGAGTGAATCAACCAAAGACTTAATCAGAAGAGAAATAGAAAACCTAATCAATGAAACCAAAAAATCTGTTACAGAGGTTAAGACCTTCGCTCTTGCAGAAGTATGGAAAATATTACAGCTATTAACATCTGCAACTATTCAGCTTATAGAAAATCTTGGCAATGATCTTAGTAGCCCAGAGAAAAAAGCGTTAGCTTTAGAGTTAATAGGTAAATTTTATGACGAAATTTTCAAATATGTAGATGTGCCTTGGGTTCCAACGCCAATAGAAGTTGTATTACATGGCTATCTAAAAAGTGTCTTAATGATGCTTGTTAGTTCAGCAATAGACGCTATGGTAACAACATTTAGACAAATAGGTTTCTTCAACAAGAAAGAAGAAGCTGTCATAGAAACACAATCTAATCAAAACAAAATCATATCAGATTTCATCAATGACTTTAATAATATAGTGAGGGAAAAATGAATTTTACTCAGAGTTTCGAAGAATTTAGTGCTAGTTTGGGACCGATGGATCTTGCTCTATATGCTGGTGCTGGTATTATATTGTGGGTATTATTTAAGGATAAATTAAGTCCTGTTCAAACGGCAGTTATGGATATCGTCAATAGACTTAAAAGTTCTGTAGGAGGAATTTCTGATACCGTAACTATCAAGGTTCCAGATGTGGTTAAATCTTCACCAAGAGTACAACAAGATCTATTTTTTGATTTAGTCGTATCATGGAAACAGACCAGAGATCTAGCAGTAAAAAGCGGTTGCTCAAAAGCTGTAGAAGTTGCTGACCAAATGTTCCCTTATCTAAGTCCAACAGTTTGTGGTGAGGAAAAAGATGCAGAATAAATTATTACTAACTATCGGAGTGATTTTATTAGCTATAGGTATATTTAAGCCAGATCTTAGTATGGTTAATAAAATATCACCAACCCCGGCCTGCTCCATTGAAACTTATGTAACAGACGCCCCTTCTGATACAAATCTATTAGAAAAAGCAAGAACAGTCACAGATATAGTTAAATCTTCTGACGATTCTACAAGATCAAGTGATTGCCTAAAATTATCAGCACTTTATGCAGACATGGCTACTCTGGTTGAGTTGGATTCAGAGGATAAAGTGATAACCGATACTGCTTCCATAAGAGAGGCTAATAGCATAGCTGGTAAAATGCTAAGACTTAATATTAAGGATAAGTATGAAGGTCTAGCAGAAGCCGCAAAAGATTTAATGGTTAGCACTATTGGCGATGACGATGTAGTACTTGACGAAGAATTAAGAGATAGTTCTGTTGACGCCTTTAGAGCATTAAGCTGGGCTTTTTATGAGGGTAGTAAATAATGCCAAGAATGAGTCCTAATGATCTGTACAACGAATACCGCAAAGGATTTAGTGGTTGCCTGTGGGAAGAACACGTTTTTGAAGAACTATTAGCGACTAGTAAATATGCTTATTTTACAGACGGAGCTAAAAAAATAAAGAATAGTGGAAAAGGTAAATTATCAACACCTTTTAAATCAGTATTGAAATTTGATAAGAATGCTTATATCGAACGACAAACCACAGGCGATTGTGTGTCCCATGCTACTCGCAACGGCTGCGATGTAACCAGAGCAGTAGAAATTGATATTAAGGGAGATAAAGAAAGTTGGATCGCTAGGGGAGCAACAGAAGCAATTTATGGTTGTCGTGGTCATGGCGGTCAAGGAATGAGTTGCAGTCGTGCTGCTACATTTGTTAGTCAAACTGGTGGTATTTTAGTTCGTAAAAATTATCCCGGTGTTGCAGACTTCAGTAAATATAATGGCAGCATGGGAGCCAAATGGGGCGGTCGTGGATTACCAGATAAAGTAATAGATAAAGCTGATGATCATCAAATAAGAACAGTTTCTTTAATACGAACAGTAGAAGAAGCACGAGATGCACTTGCTAATGGATATGGATTAAGTGTGTGTTCTAGTTATGGATTTTCTAATAAAAGAGACTCTAAGGGATTTGCTCGTAAATCTGGCAGCTGGGCACATGCGATGGCCTGGACTGCCTGTGATGACACTAATGGGGAACCAGCATTTATGGTTCAAAATAGCTGGGGCAAATGGAATGATGGTGGTCATCCAGAATGGGGCCCAATTCCAGATGGAGCATTTTTGATTCATGCAGACGTTGCAGAAGGTATGTTGAGGCAAAATGGAGCTTATGCCTTTAGTGATTTTAACGGATTTCCACCTCAAAAATTACCAGATTATGGGTTCGGAGAATACCTATGAAATTATTAGACAGAATTGCGCTCAACAGTTTGATAAAAACTATTACAAATTTTATATTAGCAATACTCAAAATCTTTGCTCCTCAAAAAACAAGCACCATTGATAAAGGCAAAAGGAAGCGACCAATATTAGATGCCATAAGGAGGTGGACTAAACCATGAATATTAAAACTTTACTATTTACTGTACTAGCATTAATAGTAGTATCTTTTCAATCAGTATGTGCGGAAGATCCAGTAAATATTAGCACATATTTACAGGATATCAGCGTTACAATAAAAACTGAACGAGGATCTGGTAGTGGCGTGATTTTTAGTCGAGAAATCAAATCAGATGACGGTAAGAAGAATGTAAATTTTGTATGGACAGCAGCCCATGTTTTAGAGGGTATTCGTAGTGTGAGAAGTATTCTTGATATAGAAGGCAAAACCCTAAAGCGTCCAGTGTTCAAAGATGTGCAAATTGTAAAAAAATTGATAGAGCAGGGCATTACAGTAGGTGAACTTTCTATGGATGCTGTGGTTGTTAAGTATAGTGATGCAACAGACGGCGAAGATCTTGCTTTACTAATGGTTAAGAAATTTAACTTTGTAGATGTATCTGCTAAATTTCATAAAGACGAAAGCGATACTGGATTGCCTTTAGGTACACAGTTGTATCATGTCGGTTCTTTACTTGGTGAAAGTGGAGCCAATAGTATGACAACTGGGATTATGAGTCAAGTTGGTAGAATGCTTGCTTTAAATAGTAGCACCAAGGTATTATTCGATCAAACAACAGTGACTGCATTTCCAGGGTCATCTGGAGGTGGTGTATTCTTAACTGATGGCCAGTATATTGGTATGCTTGTTCGTGGTGCCGGAGAAACTTTCAATCTAATTGTACCTATTAGACGAATTAACAAATGGGCAAAATCAGAAAATATCATGTGGGCGCTTGATCCATCAATAGAAGCTCCGTCACTAGAAGAAATTAATAAATTACCAAAAGAGAAAATGGGCAAATTATGAACAAATTACTATTTAGTAGTATAGTTAGCTTTCCTATATTGTTTGGACATTTCACAGTAGACCACGCCGACACTGCAAAATACAGTACAACAGCTGTAGTTGCGTTAGTAGGTGCAAAAATTTCTGTATCACAAAAAGATATATCCGTAGAAAAATACAAAAGAAAAGATTGTCCTGTTTGCAAGGGCAAGGGATGGTATCTTAGTGGTGATGGAATAGCTAAAATCAACTGCCAATATTGTGAGCCATAAAATATGACATGTAATAGTGCTAACTATAATAATAATAGTGACTGGAATAATATAGACGGAAATCTAACTACTGTTGGTACGAATGGTGCCGCTAGTTACTATGGTACTTATGATCAAAGCGGTCTATTATACGAATTTACTGATACATTAAGCGGATCTAAAAAGATTATTGTTGGCGGTAGTCGATACTCATCAGATGTCAACGATTTGTCCAAAGATAACTCTCTTAGTCTTACTCCAACAATATCCAACACAATGCTTGGATTTAGGATCGCTGCATCAAGCACGACCACTAGCTCACTAATATCTTTGTTAGAGGTAGCAGATACTAGCAATACTGCGGATACTAGTGGCTATGGATCTGTAAATGATGTATATAAAATAGGAGAATATTTAGTCACAATTGCTCAATATGCACAATTTCTTAATGCTATAGCAAGAACTGACTCTTATGGGCTTTATTCTTCTAATATTCCTGGTATAACCAGATCTGGTTTCAGCGGTAGCTATACATACGCAGTCCAAACCAATATGAATAATAAACCGATTGCTAATATTAATTGGTTTAGGGCTGCAAGATTCGTAAACTGGTTGCATAATGACATGCCAACAACTGGGACGCAAAACGCTTCCACTACAGAAACAGGATCATATAATCTTAATGGCGCAACAATAGGGCTATACAGCAAAGAGTCCTCGGCTACATTTTGGATACCCACACTTGACGAGTGGTATAAGGCGGCATTTTATGATGCTGTATCGGTTAAATATTGGCAATATGCTACCCAATACGACTCAGCTCCCCTTGCTGTTACCGCTACGTCTACAGGAGACGGAGAATTACCAGCCGTTTGTGTTAGCCCAACCCCAACACCGACACAAACTCCAACCAATACCCCAACGCCTACACCAACACCTACTGTTACACCCACCAATACTCCAACACCCACTCCAACGAATAGTCCAACACCAACTCCAACACCTACACCCACTATAACTCCAACATCAACCCCAACTCCAACCCCTACTCCCACTCCATCGAACACGCCAACGCCCACACCCACACCGACTGTTACCCCAACTATTACGCCAACTTCTTCTGTCACGCCAACTCCGACACCTACTCCAACATTAACTCCAACAATAACCCCTACCCCTACTCCAACACCAACACCAACATTAACCCCAACACCTTCGCCATGTAATATTACCATGATAGGACAATTATTATATGATGGTAATATTTTTACTGCTGACGATATATCAATATTATATCAAAACTACAAATTTGATAATATTATTATAGAGCCTTATATAGATGCCAGGGTGGATGATACTTTCACTTCTAAATATCTTGCATTCGATGTATCGGTAAGTGGATCATCATTCGTTATTGACGGCGAAGTAAAACCAACCCTAACGCTAGATACAGATTCTTATAATGTATATAGATTTAATCAATCAGATTCTAGTAATACTAATTATATGCTAAAATTATCTTCTAGCTCAGACAATATCAATGGAGATATTTTAACATCTGGTGTAAGATATTTCGGCACTCCAGGTTTGGCAAATAGTTATACAGAATTAACCGTGATACCGTTAACACCTACTACGATTTATTATTATAGCGATAATGTAAGTTCTATGGGCTCAAATATTAACATAGAGTAAATTATTATGTTAGAACAACTTAGAGGTTCATGCGATAAGCTTGTTAATAAATATGCTTATACCAATAAATTTCTTACTGGCGATAGTATAACAGACCATCAAGTGATCACACCATCAAATTTGTCTGACGAAGCATACGGTAGTTTCTATGGGGCTATAATGCCATCATATGGCAATAATGTAGTATTTATCCCTAAGCAGCATCCACATATAGGTTTGTACAGTTGTGCTACCGATACTTATACAAATGGTCCTCTGCATAGTGCTGGAGTTAATGCTTTTCATAATGGTGTTGATTTAGGTAATTCAGAAATACTAATGTGTCCCTATCAAAGTTCTAGAATAGGCTTATACAACTATGGAACTAATACTTATAGAAATGGACCTATCGTTACTAGCTCTAGTAGAAGTGATGCTACTTTAGGCAGGTTCATAGCCTGCGTCAAGATAGGACAAAAAGTATATTTAATACCAGCTGGATGCAACAATATAGGTATTTATGACATTCCCACCAACACTTTTCAAATTGGTGCCGAAATCACATCCAGTGAAGGGGATAACAAATTCGCAAGCGCTGTACAAATATCAGATACAGAAATATTGCTTGTACCATACTCTAATTATAATTTTTATAGGTATAATTTTGTTGCGGATACTATTGTCCAAGATATCGAGACTAATCGAACAATCAATTACTTTGGACCAAGTATTAAATACAAAGACGTTGTTATATGTAGCACAAATAATGGTGGATTTTTGGTATATGACATCATAACAAAAACCATAGCAAGTTATGTTGGAGACAAAAGCTATGCTTATAATAATCCGTTTAGTGAATTAATTTTATACGGCAAGAAGATTGTATGCACACCTAAAAGATCCAGCTATGTCGGAGAATATGAATATGCAACAAATACATATTCTAGAGGCAATAATCGTAATCAAATATTAACAGATGTCAATTATAAAAATTTTTATGCTGGCGGTTGCTTAGTTGCTAATAGAATTATAATGGCACCATACCATGCAACAAATGTTGGAATATATAAACCAGATAGTTTTTCCGGTGAATAAATGAAAAATAAAGAACAGATAAAGAAAATAGCTGAAGAAATTATTGAGTCCTCAGATCTACCTAAGGACTATGGTAGTATTATATTAATACTTGGTGTCGTTAGTATAATACTAAGCACTATCAGAATTATTCAAGAATGCAATAAAAATAAAAAATTCTCTAATCAAGAAGAAGAAATTCAATTTTATAAGAACAAAATTAGAGAACTCAGCAACAGGCGCGGATGGTACACTAAAATGAGAATTAAAAAATTACTGAGAAATGAAATGAGTAGAGAAGACTATCAAAAATATTCTAATTCTATAGTTAAAGCTATATTAAATTATGGAGAAAAATTAAGCACGGATGAATGCTCTTTCCTTATAGGGGATGAAAAAAATGTTTAGTATTTTAGTATGGTGTGTTTATGGTATATTCGTAGGATCAATTGCAAAAAGCATTGTGCCAGGAGAAGAGAATTTTGGTTTTGTGAAAACTGTATGCTTAGGAGTATGTGGCTCTTATATCGGTGGAGCCTTATTATATATGCTCGGCCAAGTTTCTACCGTTGAGCCTGCTGGTATATTTATGGGTATTTTAGGATCAGCTTTGTCGATAGTTCTTTATAACAAGTTAAATAACAAATAAATCATAGAAAATGAATAGGATTTTAGTAACTGGTGGAACAGGATTTCTAGGTAAGTCTCTATGTACTGATTTACATTCTATCGGTATGGTTCATGCGGTGAATAGCAGCATGTATGATCTTACAGATTATGTAAGTACAGAACAAATGTATAAAGATTTTAATCCTAATATTGTAGTACACTTGGCAGCAACAGTTGGTGGTATAGGTGCAAATAAAATCAATCCTGGATTATTTATTGATAATAATCTATCTATGGGTTCTAATGTCATTAGATTGGCAAAGAAATATAATGTAGATAAATTTGTCATGATTGGTACAGTTTGCTCATACCCTAAAAATTGCCCTGTGCCATTCAAAGAAGAAGATATATGGAATGGATATCCAGAAGAAACAAATGCTCCATATGGTATAGCTAAAAAAACTTTAATGCAAATGGTGCAGTCCTATCATCAGCAATATGGGTTTAATGGGTTGAATCTTATACCTGTGAATATGTATGGCCCTAATGATAATTTCGATCCAAAATCTAGTCACGTAATACCTGCGTTAATACTCAAGTTCCAAAATGCTATTAATGATCATATTGATAATGTAGAAATATGGGGGACTGGTACTGCTAGTAGGGAATTTTTATATGTTGATGATTGTGCTAACGCAATTAAATTAGCCATACAACATTATAATAGTCCTGATTTTATCAATATAGGTACAGGTAGTGAAATTACTATTTATGATCTAGCTTACAAAATTAAACATTTAATGGGCTATGATGGAGACATAGTATTTAATAAAGATTATCCGGACGGACAACCAAGAAGATGTCTGGATATATCCAGGGCTAAAAATATGTTGTCTTGGACGCCAAAGGTAACGCTCGACGAAGGCTTAAAGAATACAATAGAATGGTATAGAAAAAACTATGGGTAAAACAATATTAATCACAGGAGCTGCTGGATTTTTAGGATCTCATTTTGTTGAAGAGGTTTTAGTAAATACAGATTGGAATATTATTGCATTATGTAGATTAACATACGTTGGTGATATGGAGAGGATTGTTAACAGCCTTCATGTGAAAACACATGCTAATAGAATCAAAATCATATATCATGATTTAAAATTTGAACTACCTCCACATACTATAGAATCAATAGGAGAAGTGGATTATGTAGCACACATTGCCGCAAACAGCCATGTTACTAGAAGCATTGCTCACCCAAGACAATTTGTAGAGGATAATGTCGTAGGAACCCTTAATCTTCTGGAATGGTATAGACAATATTCTCCAAAAGCCCTATTTATCAATTATCTAACAGATGAAGTTTTTGGGCCAGCGCGAGAAGGTTATGACTTCAAGGAAGACGATAGATGGCGACCAAGTAACCCATATAGCGCCAGCAAAGCTGGACAAGGAGCATTAGGCATATCCTATTATAACACCTATAAGCTTCCTATTATTCATACATACACAATGAATCTTTTTGGAGAAAGACAGCATAAGGAAAAATTTATAGCACTAGCCATAGATCTTATCAATAGGAACCAGCCTATAAAAATTCATGCCAAATTAGATGATCGTGGTAATGTAGAGTATGTTGGGCAGAGACATTGGCTACATGCTCGTAATGCAGCTAATGCGACACTATTTTTATTTAACAACGGAAAGCCTGGCGAGCATTATAATGTAGTCGGAGATATCGAGCTTTACAATGATGATATGGCTAAAAAAATAGGACAATTAATGGGCAAGGAACCAAGATTAGAATATGTTGATCTTGAGAAGAGCAGACCAGGACATGATAGAAGATACAGTCTGGATGGTAGCAAATTAAGAGAAATGGGATGGCAACAACCTATATCGTTTGATGAATCTCTACAAAAAACTATACATTGGATGCTAAATGATTAAACATGAAACCCATATAGAAAACTGTTTCTGGACAGAGCCAAAAATATTTGAAGACCATAGGGGTATATTTAGTGAAATTTTTAAAAACTCTTCTACAGAGCCTTTATTTAAACCCGTTCAGTCAAATTACAGTTTTTCAAAAAGAGGCACATTAAGAGGCATACACAGAACTCCATATGCAAAATATGTTACCTGTGTGAAGGGTACTACATATGACGTTTGTGTTGACTTGAGACCCCATAGTAAAACATATAATCAATATTTCGGGACATGCTTAAGTGAAGTTGTTTTAAATAGTTTATATATTCCCCCGTTTTGCGGACATGCTTTTTTAGCATTAGAAGATAGTATTTTGATATATCAACAAAATCAAGAGCATGATCCTAAATTAGATGAGTCATTTTGTTATAAAAACTATAACATAAACTGGCCAACTGCTGTAGAAATAATTTCTGAAAAAGATAATAATATATGCGAGGCATAAATGAATAAATATGAATACGATATAGAAAAATACCCATTTGTATCACTAATACAAAAACTATTTAACAAAACAGACTTAGATAATCTGCACGAAATGTCTCCAGAAAAATATAAATTTTTTGATGTTGTTGGTGCCGATTCTGCGACAGTATTTCATGATATGTTTTATACCACCATGAGAGAAGGATGGCTTGAATTTGTCGAAACATATGAATCTTTTATGCGTAATTTTATAGCGCCCAAATATTCCGAACCCATCATTTATCAGAAATGGCCAACTTTTAGGGTGCATCTGCCAAACAACCTTGCCGTAGCAGCATGGCACACGGACTCGGAATTTAATCATCCAGAAGGAGAAATCAACTATATTATTGCGATTACGAAAATGTTCGAAAGTAATACAGTTATTACAGAGAGCGAGCCAAACAAAAAAGACTTTAGACAAATTGAACTAAATCCAGGAGAAGCATTTACTTTTAACGGCAACAAATGCACTCATGGTAATTTGCCAAATAGAACAGGTAAAACCAGAATTAGTTTAGATTTTAGAATTATAAAACAGTCAGACTATAATGCTAGTCAAAATCTTTCTTCAATGACAACGAAAACCAAATTTATTATAGGGGAATATTACAAGACACTATGATAACCTATGACGAGCATAAGCAACTACCACAAGATTTCGATTGGCAATTTTATCTAGAACAACATCCGGACCTACAACAAGCGGGACTAAAAACAAAAAAACATGCGGCTGCTCACTATTTATTTTTTGGAAAAAATGAAGATAGAATATATAGACCTATTACAGGATTTATACATGACCAATATACCAATCAACATAAATATGTTGATACCAATACGATAAACCAATCTAAAATAGCCCTATTCGTACAATGGTATAATGGGGACAATATTGATAATATTGAAAAATGTATACTAAATAATATAGACAATAAAAATATTAATAAAGTACATATATTTTGTGAAAATGACACAGAAAAATATTTGCCAGCAAAAATATTAAATTCTCCAAAATGTGTCACATCAATAATTAATAAAAGACTTTCATATAGTGATTGGATTTTATATTCAAATAAGCACTATGCTAAATATATCAAAATTTTATCTAATAGCGATATATATTTTGATGATACCATATCGATAATTAAGCAGAAAAAATTTAGTCACAATATAATGTATGCCATAACGAGAAAAGACTTGGATAAGAATGGAAACATAGTAGATAGTCATGATTACTATGAAGATAGTTCATGTCCTACTAACCCTTTGTATTCACATGACGCATGGATATATTATGAGGGACCATATTTGCCTGACGAAGATATACAGGAATATTTTGATTTTGATTTAGGCAAGGGCAATTGTGATAGATTATTTAAAAAGTTTCTAAATAAACAAAAGATAAAAGTAGAAAATCTATATCCAGAAATCAATGCTATACATATTGACTATAGAAAAAAGAAAAACAGAGAATACTATGACTTAGATTTAGATAAAAGAAAAAACACTATTGGAAGCATAAATGATTATATATTAGAGCAAGATTTGATAGCTCATCAGAATAATCTTGAATGTGTAACTCTATTAGTAACGGCTAATGAAATTGATGATGGGCAATACCAGTCTTTTTTACAAAAACTCAAACAATCTCTTAGATATAAGAACAATAGCAAGATCGCTAAACAATTACACTTTAGGCTGATTAGAAACAATACAACAGAAGAAAAAATAGACATTTCATATCTAAAAAAGAAATTTAAGAGTGTTGAAGTATTATATGTAGATATTCCAGAGGAATATAACCATTACAATTCAACAGACCCCACTAAAGATACTACATATGGCAAACAATCAGGTCCCCTATATTCTTTTTTTAGCATATTCAAAAAGAGACTATTGCAACAATTTAATACTACATTATTTATAGAATGCGACTGCATATTTCTACCAGACTGGCTGCATAATATATATCACTATTGCCAATATTCCGGGCAGTTCTTAATATCTGGATCGACATATGATGGCTATTCTTATATGAATTTCCATCACATAAACAGTTACCATATCAATGGAGGCATATGTCTTTATGCAACAGGTTCTGAAATGTTATCAAAATATATGGAATATTGTTTAGATTCAGTGCCTATATATGTCAAGAATATATCTACCAATATGCCTTATGACTATACTATCTATCATGTTTTAACAGACAACTATAATTATGATCTTAAAAACAGAAACATAATGAAATTTCTCAAAAAGAATTTTATCACAAATAATCTCATAGTAAACTATTGCAACAATATACCTCAAGATATAGAAGTCACAACAGAAGAGATAATAAAAAAACATAACCCATCTATTATACATAAAAAATAATGCAAAATATACCAGTTTTTTATCATGTTCCTAAATGTGGCGGAACCTTTTTTTGGGAACATGCTATTGTCTATTCAATGTATAGAGATAATCCAAATCCTAATATTTATGATGTATGTTTTTCACAGATCAAAACTAGTGACGATAATTTTTTTGTAGCTGCTTTTTATATGCAAAAACAAAAAAAACAAAAATATCTCATACAAACCATAGATCATAAAGCTTTTTTAAGTTTGTGCCAATCAGACATATTGACACCTTATGCATTTTGTATTGTTTCAAATAGCAAGTTTAAATATTCTAAAGAATATATAGATAAAATTATAACAGAGTATAATATGAGTTCTGTATATATTACACTATTAAGAAATCCAATAAGTAGAATACAATCAATTTTCTACTATAAGACTGATTTTGGTTATTGGGATGACTATTATGGTACAATAAAGCAGAATACATTTCATGACTATATTTATAGTGACCAACTTGAAAGTAATTGGATAATCCATCACACCAATGAATATCCAGACAGCTCAAGATTAAGTGACAAAGACTTTGAATTTACATTAAACGCGCTCAAAAATTTTCATGTGGTAGGAATACTAGAAAATATGAGCAAATTTGAGATAGATATTGCTCAATACAATATAAGATATAGACCGCTGGATAGCCTGTTCTATAAAAATATGTATCCCATAGAAAAAGCTATGAATAAAAATACCAAATCCAAAAAAAGAGATATTTCTCAAGAAGACACGAGATATCTGCAAGAACAGTGTAAATACGACATAGCTTTATATAACTATTTTAAAGAACAAAATGAAATATGATTATATCTCATAGATACAAATTTGCAGTTTTCAATATTCCAAAAACAGGAACACTGTCACTCATGCTTACATTATCAGAATATTCTGATATAATAAACACAACCAGCCCAGATGATGTAGACTTCTATCAACATGAGTTCGCATATACGGCAAAAAGAAAATTTCAACACAATAACTGGGATTGGGATAGATATTACAAATATATAGTAATCAGAAATCCCTGGCACAGATATGCCTCTCTTTACAATTGGGCAAATGGTATTCTTGAAAGATTCGCACATAGAGATTTTAATAGTCTTTCAGAATTAAACCAAAATACATACAGAAGATTTACTGGTATATTCAATAAATTTGACTATAACCAAAAAGAGATATTGAAATTTTTTATCAAGGTCTACGATACTCAAGATAAGTTTTTTTTAATAGATAATCAGAATAGTATGGATTATATAGCACAAATAGAAAATTTTCAAGAAGAATATGAGCATTTTTGTAATGTGGTCGGTATGGATAAACCACCAAAATTGCAACATTGCAATCAAAGCAAACCCTATGACTATAAAAGTATGTATAACCAAGAACTAGTAGATTTAGTAGCTGAAAAAGAAAAATACATTATAGAGCATTTTAATTATCGATATTAATTATCAAAGCTAAGGAGCAAATATGTTTATATTACCAAAAAAGGGTCTTAAATTAAAAGATTGTAGATTCTATCATTCCATTCCATTGCCAGATGGATCATTAATCAAAGGCGATTGGGATCTTACTAAATGTGCAAATCAATATCTAGGAAATATGGATTACACAGATCAGCGAGTTATAGATGTTGGCGCGGGTTCTGGTTTTCTATCTTTTATGATGGAAAAACGAGGTGCTTCAGTTGTTTCTTATGATATGCCGGATGGTTCTTATTGGGATGTTCTAAAATATCCGGGATATAAACCTGCTGTACATACAAAAGCACATGAAATGTATTATAATGCATACGACTATACACATGAGAAAATGAATTCAAAATGTAAAATATATAGAGCTGATATATACCAAGATTTACCTGATGAATTAGGAGATTTTGACGCTGCTATTTTTGGCACAATGCTATCGCACGTAAGAGATCCTATGCTGGTACTAATGAATATTTTATATAGAGTCAAGCATTTTGCTGTTCTGATTAATCCTTTTACAGATCGTGGTATTAATGGCTCTACATTTTATCCTGGTAAAAATGAGTTCAGTAGAGTCTGGTGGAATATAGACTACTCCACAATAGAAAGAATGGTCAATTCTATAGGCTGGCATATATCGGATTCCTACGACGTATTTCCTGTTCAAAACGTAGGATTAGACGATCCCAAACCCCAGAAATACCGATCTTTGGTTATTAAAAGATATAATAGCTAAACAGGTATTGACATATGGTTCGGCTTCAGATAGAATATACTCATGAGACCTAACTGGACAGACTATTTTCTCGGACTTGCTAAAGTTGTTTCGCAACGCAGTCATGACGTACACACTCAACACGGATGCGTCATTACAGATCAAAATCATAGAATTTTAGGTGTTGGCTATAATGGCTTTCCAAAAGGCATGGATGATTCAGCACTTCCAACATCTAGACCAGAAAAATATGACTGGATAATTCATGCAGAAAGGAATGCCTTGAGCAATTGCGTAATCCGACCAGATAATGGTATTGCTTATGTTACCGGGCAAAGCTGTAATGATTGTATTATGGCCCTTTGGCAAGAGGGTGTTACTCAAGTAATTATGGCGAACAGTCATGGGACACACCTATTCGACAAAAAGGCACAAAAGCATTTCGATTTTTTTGTTGAACAAACAGGCATTAAAATTGTTAAGCATACACCAAATTTTGATTGGATCAAACAAATAGATTTGTGAAAAGCAATTTTAGTAGCTCGTCCAGATGGTGTATTCTTTAGTATAAACAATATTTTACCCCGGCCCTTGCATTACTCTAACCAATGATTTATCATATCTTATGACGGAATCAATCTCTTATACGGGCCAAAGACTATAGATTTTTAAGGAGTTATTATGTCGGCATTAAACGAGCTTCAAAACTACACATTTGTTAGCAAATATGCACGTTGGATAGAAAGTGAAAACCGTAGAGAGACGTGGAAAGAAGCCGTAGATAGAGTTAAGGATATGATGCATGAATACTATGCTGAAAAGAATGTATCTGACGATATTGACTGGGCATATGATCTTATGTTTAAAAAGAGGGTACTAGGTAGTCAAAGGGCGCTTCAATTCGGCGGAGACCCCATCCTAAAGCGCCATGCGAAGATATACAACTGCACCAGTTCGTACTGTGATCGTCTAAGGTTTTTTCAGGAATGTTTTTGGCTGTTGTTGTGCGGCAGTGGTACGGGTTTTAGTGTGCAAAAACATCATGTATCTAGGTTGCCAAATCTAACATCAGAAAAAAAAGATAAAAGAAAAGGTGTAAAATATAAGATAGAAGATAGTATTGAAGGGTGGGCAGATTCTTTAGGTATATTATTGAGTTCTTATTTTAATAAGCCTAGCGAACCACGCTTCTCAGAATACAAGGATAAACACATTGTTTTCGATTATTCCAATATTAGAAAAAAGGGAGCTAAGTTATCCTCTGGCGTAGGCAAGGCTCCCGGCTTCGAACCATTACAAAATGGACTAGAAAAAATTCGTGACCTATTAGATAAGTGCGTAGAAAATGGACAGAAAAAACTCAGACCTATTGATGCTTATGACATTATTATGCACAGTAGCGATGCTGTATTATCTGGTGGTGTTCGCAGAAGTGCGTCGTTAGCATTGTTTAGTGCCGATGATGAAGAAATGGCTAAAGCCAAGACAGGTAATTGGTATATGGAAAATCCACAAAGAGCCAGAAGTAATAACTCTGCGCTCTTATTAAAAGATAATACGTCTTATGAAGAATTTAAAAATCTAATGGAAAGTGTTAAAGAGTTTGGTGAACCAGGATTTATCTGGAGCGATTCAACAGAAATGACTTTCAATCCTTGCGTTGAAGTTGGAATGTGGCCTGTCGACGAGCAAACAGGTAAGTCTGGCTGGCAGGGTTGTAATCTTTCTACGATCAACTGCTCATCTGTAACTGATGAAAATGATTTTTACGAGAGATGTAAAGCGGCTGCTATCATAGGAACACTGCAAGCGGGTTTTACCAATCTTGAGTATCTAGGAGATATTAGTAAAACTATTTTTGATCGTGAAGCCTTATTAGGTGTTTCTCTTACCGGTATCATGGAAAAGCATGAGTTAGTATTAACTGAGAAGGTACTTAAAGCTGGTGCTAAAATCGCTGTAGAAACCAATAAAGAACTGTCTAAAAAAATTGGCATCAATCAAGCTGCTAGAGTAACTTGCCTAAAGCCAGAAGGTACAAGTAGTAGCATGCTTGGTACAAGTTCAGGCATCCATCCGCATCATGCAAAAAGGTATATCAGACATGTGCAAGCTAATGTATTAGAAGCCCCATATCAACATTTTAAAAGCTACAACCCCCAAGCTTGCGAAAAATCTGCATGGTCTGCCAATAATACAGACGAAGTTGTGAAATTCCCTATTGAGGTGCCTGATGGTTCTAAATTAAAAAATCAATTACCAGCTATAGAGATGTTAAGTGTTGTCAAAGAGACACAAAAAAATTGGGTACAATCTGGTAAAAATAGGTCGCTATGCACTCAAGACTTTTTGAGTCATAATGTTAGCAATACGGTTACAGTTCAGCCAGATGAATGGGACGATGTTACCAAATATATTTACGACAACAGAAAATATTTTGCTGGTATTAGCTTAATACCTCAGAGTGGTGATAAAGATTACCCTCAAGCCCCATTTACTACAGTGTATACAAGTAAAGAAATAGCAAAAGAGTATGGAGACGCATCTCTTTGGTGTTCCGGATTAATAGAACTTGGACTAAATGCTTTTGATAATAATTTGTGGGCTGCTTGTGATTATATTACGCTCAATCAAGAAGCAGATAAAGATGGTGATGATAGAAAGTTGTTTTCTCTTAAAATGAGGAGGTTTGCCAAGAAGTATTTTAATGATGATATTAAAAGACTTACATATTGTATGAAAGATGTGTATAATTGGAAGATTTACACAGATTTATATGATAGTTTCAACAAGGTAGATTATACACAACTATTAGAGACTGAGGACAATACTGTAGGAATAGAGGAAATTAGTTGTGCTGGTGGCGCATGTCTGATTTGATCTTTATTCCGAAAGGTATACACATTGAGAAAAAGAAAAAATAGAAATAATACCGATAGAAAATTTAGTGTTTTAGATAATAAAAAAGATGGTTTTGAAAAACCAGAAGATATTGTTATTGGTTTTAAGAATAGACTAAAGCCTAGATCTATTAATCAAAAAGAATACATAAGAACAGTTGCTGAAAATACTATTACTTTCTGTCAAGGTGTTCCTGGTAGTGGAAAAACCCACATTGCCATTGGAATGGCTTTGGAGTACTTAATAGACCAAAAGGTTAAAAAAATTGTTATTACTAGGCCAGTAGTAGAGGCTGGAGAGAAGTTAGGGTTTTTACCTGGCACAGCAGAAGAAAAGCTGCACCCTTATCTGCTACCCCTTTTTGATGAAATAGATTATTTTTTAAAGCCTCAACATTTTGGTAAATTAAAACATACTAGACAAATAGAGATTGTTCCGCTTGGTCTAATGAGAGGTCGAAGTTTCCATGAAGCCTTTATAGTTGCTGATGAGTGTCAAAATGCGTCATACGAACAATTGAAAATGTTATTGACAAGAATTGGCATAGACAGTAAAATGGTTCTAACTGGAGATTTAGATCAATCAGATTTGGCTCACTATCAAAAACAAGGTTTTAGAGATATTATTGATAGACTGAATGGTACTAACAGTATAGGCTTTTCTCAATTAGAAATTTCCGATATTGTAAGAAATCCAATTATAGCAGATATCGTCGATAGATTATGATATGAAAAATTTGACTAATCATAAAAACTGTCTAATTCTTAATGCGGACTATAGACCCATAGGTGTGTTGTCTTGGAAAAAAGCCAGTACACTTTCCTATAGAATTAAAGTAAAAGCTGTAGATGCCCAGGTTATTAAATATCATGAAAACGATTATATCGTGGGCATCAATAGCAAAATAAAATCTCCTTCTGTCATTAAGATTAATTGCTTTAAAAATCTATATAATAAAAAGATTAAATTTACTAGACGTAATGTTTTTTGTAGAGATGCATATACATGTCAGTATTGTGGCATTAAATACAATGTTAGTAAATTAACATATGATCATGTTATTCCTAAATCTAGAATGCGTAACCATTCAAAATTTACTACATGGACAAACATAGTCACAGCCTGCCAGAAATGTAATCGAAAAAAAGCAAATAAAACGCCAGAGGAAGCCAATATGGCTCTGATAAAAAAACCAACAGTACCCCAATATAGCACCAAGTTCTTGACACACCACATCATTAATTCTACTATAAGTATGTATTCCGAGTGGTCAGACTTTTTAGGATAAATAATGGAAGATAAATTTTATTGTGTTGCTGGCACAGAGGATTTTATCGATGAAGATAATTATCCTAGAGTAGAACAAGAAAACGACCAGAGAATTTTAGCTAAATGTGTTATTTCGGCTAAATCTAAAAATATACTAGAAAGCAAGAATATCTATAGGTATTATATTCTAGTAAATGAAAATGGAACCCCATACGATCCCGTATTAATCCACTCGACTGTAAAAACAAATAAGAATTATACTGATGCTATATGTAAATCTAAAAGATTTAAAAAGGTGGATTCTTATGTGTTTAAAAAATATATCAACTTCTTGAAAACCAAAAATAAAAAATTATTAACCTCCATACAAAGAGATATTTGATGCCAGAGTATTCTTTCGTGTGTGAACAGTGCGACAAAACATTCGAGGTTAAGTGCTCCATATCAGAATATGATAATGGTAATTTTAAATGTGCGCACTGTGGCTCTAAAAAAATATACAGAAATCTTATGAGCGATATTAGCAATGGTTATTTTGCTATCAGAAAGCACGATTCTGAACTGAAAACGATAGGGGATCTGGCCAATAGAAACTCTGACAGATTTAGCGAAGATAAAAAGAATCATTTATTCCACAAACATAATGATTACAGGAAAGACAATGAGGGTAAACTACCAGACGGAATGACCAGAATAAAGAAAACAAAAAAGGTTAAGTGGAGAAAAGATGGCTAAACAAATCAATACCGATACAATATCACACAATGAATATTACTGCTCTCGTCCAGATTCTGATTTTATAGATAGTAATAATTGTCCAAGACGTTCCGATGATGATGATAAAGTTTTGGCTAAAAAAATATTAAGAGATGATGGCACAATTAAGTTTATGCTAAGGATAGACAGAAATAAGCAATTGTATGATCCAGCCAATCAAATAAATAGAACCAGCAGAAAACCATCTAGCTACAGGGACGATTCTATAAAGTACATTACAGTTGGCCATAAGGCATTTTTTCTTTATACTAAATACCTTGAAAATCTCCAGCCATCCTGGCTAAATCTTGCAAAAAGGGAGATAGGATAATATGGAAGATAAAGATATAGATGAAAAAGTAAATAAAATATACAATAGTGATATATTTGAGCAATTCAAAAAAGATGTTAAAGATCATGTTTCTAACCAATCTTCTGGAGATATCTTACAGAGTTCATATATCGACGAGATACAAAATCCCAAGCCCACAATGATGGGGGCCCATGAGATAGTATTTGAGATAAAAACTATCATTTTCAAACAAAACGAAAAATTAGAGAATGTTGCTGCTGAAACTATGAATCAAGATAGATTTCATATACCAGTGCCGCTAGAAGTAGATCATGCACAATATGCAGCAAAAATCTTTAAGAAATTTGTAGATAATTTAGTACATATATTAGCAAATGATAATGAGGATAAAGATGAACAGCAAAACAACTAGATTGAATAAGACTCAAAAATATGCAATTAATTGGTTGAATAGCCTGGGTAAAAATTCAGAAGATATAGCCAAAGACTTGAGAATTAATCAGAATATTATACAAAAATATATTGATAAGAATCTACAGAAAAATAAAGATCAACCAGCAATATCTTCATCTTCAAAAATAAATAAGAAAGAGTGCGTAGCAAGATTTGGCAAAGATAAAGAGGATAGCAAAACACTCAATATGATGGTCACTGAGACCGCAGGTAAAAGAACCAAATCTGTATGCATCATGACCAAGGAAGCGTCTTCTCTGTCAGATAAAAGATGAGATACCCATCTAAATATTCTAATGGTAAAACCGTTAGCGCTGCTCAGTATATCACTGAGTTGTTGTGTGAAAATATAGCTAAATCCGAAAAGAAGGATTTGCATTATAGGTTTTGGACAACAGACTACTGGAAGAATAAATACAAAAACCAGATATATTCTGCTCATAAATTACTTAATACGCATAGCGCAGAAGCCATATGCTCTGCTCTTAAAGACAAAAGAGCAAGAAACATATACTCCTTTCGCGCTCCTCATCTCAAGCCTATAATAGAAGAACACGAGAAGATATTATCCCAGAAAAACAAAGAACTTACTCAAGATTTTGATAGGTCAGATAAAACCAATTTTAGAAAAAACAAAAACAAGAACAATATTATTTCTAGATTAGAGGACATAGATAATGGGGATTAAACAAGATGTTGTTAAAAGTTTTGGTAGCGATATTATATTATCAGCAAATACAATTGTTGATAGGCAATCAGTTATTATTCCTGTAAGTCCAGCTATTGATACAGTTCTTGGTGGAGGTATTCCAGAAGGCAGTTTCGTAATTTTTACCGGTCAACCAAAGTGCGGGAAAACTACAACCTCCCTAGACTTTGCTGCTACAGCACAACAAGAAAAATACAAAGGAAACCTAAAGGAACCAAGACATGTGTACTACCTAAATATAGAAGGTAGATTGAAGAAGCGTGACTTGGAAGGTATAAAAGGTTTAGACTTAGACAGATTTGATGTTATCGGATCTCAACAGGGTAAAATATTACATGCTGAAGAATATCTACAGATTGCAGAGAGAATTATTAACGAAGAACCAGGATGTGTATTAATCATCGATTCTTATTCTGCTTTATGTACTGAGGCAGAAATTACATCAGATATGTCTAAAATGCAAAGAGCAGACGGTGCGAAACTATTGGCAAAGTTTTGTCGTAAAGTGGCTAATGTTATTCCTGTAAATCAATGTATTGTTATAGGTATTACTCATTTAATGGGCAATCCTGGTTATGGTAATGTAGAATGGAAAGAAAAATCAGGACAATCTGTGGCCTATCAAACAGATATTAAACTAAAAGCCAAAATGTTCAAGCCTTGGGCCGCTACGGCAGATGGTCCACAAATAGGACAAGAAGTTGACTGGCAGGTTCTATGTTCTGCTTTAGGTCCTCCAGGAGGAGTAATTAAAAGTTTTATTCGATATGGATATGGTATTGATAAACCAATGGAACTTCTTAATCTATGTATTGATCTTGGTATTATATCCAAGGGTGGATCTTGGTACACTATCACAACTGAAGAAGATAAACCCAAAATGCAGGGTACAGAAAAACTCAGACAGTACGTACTTGACAATCCAGAATCTTATGATAGACTATATGCAGAATTCAAAAACACTATGGGTCTAAAGTAATGCAAAAAGTGGTGGATCTTGATGGAAATATTGTGAATTGGAATTTAAGTGGAGGTATTTCTAAAGCCAATAGACTAAATAAGTCTGAATTGCATTTAAGAGCCAGAAAAATACTTAAAGAACTCTACCCAACTTTTCAAATTTTAGAGGAATTAAGTATACCTCTAAGAAGATCAGAAAATTTATATTTAGATTTTTATATGCCATTAAATAAAAAATGCATAGAGGTTCACGGAGAACAGCACTATAAATACGTAGCATATTATCACCAAAATGTTATGGGTTTTATGAAACATAAGAAGAGAGATCAGGAAAAAATAGAATGGTGTGAACTAAACGATATACAGGTAATAGTACTACCTTTTGATAAAACAGATGAAGAATGGAAAGATATAATAAATGACAGCAACATCTAAAGAAGAAATAGCTAACTGGGATAAAATACTAGACGAGTATGAAAATGGCTTAGGGCTACCAAATTATGCTAATAGCAACATACCTGAAGATGAATTACAAAACTATCTAATGATGACCAGAACCGATCTAGAGAAATTAACGCCAGTAGACTGCGCTGAAATAGGATACAGATTATCCCAATACTCTTTCTATGTTCAAAGATCGTTAAATAGAGAGTTATCCAGACTAAATTGGGTAGAAGAGAATATAAGAATGGTAATATCTGAAGATATCAATAATTATAAAGGTTATGGATATGTAGAAAAAGCATATCAAGCAATAAAACACAATTCAAGAGCGACATCATTGCAAAAAGTCAAAATGTATGCCAAACAAAGATCAGATAGACTTTCCTATCTAGCTAATAGTATTAAAAACTTGTCAGACAGTATTATTAATGTTCAAAAGGCCAAGGTGAATTATGGAAATCAATGACTTATTAAAAGATAAAGATGCTCTGAAGCAATTAATAGGAGCATTGCAAAATCTTGTAGACCAAACTTCAGATGATGAAAGTAGCACAGACGAAGGGTCTAATGATGAGCGTGAAAATATTATGAATACAAAAACCAGAAAAAAGATATACAGCAATGATAGAAAACCTGGCAAAAAGAATAAAAATTTTGTTAATAGATTTGATGATATGATGGAAAGAAATATGCATAAAGAAGATGTTGAAATTGATAAGCTATTAAAGAAACATCCAAAGACGCCCAGAAATAGAAAATCAAATATGATAGATGTGGTATGTAGAGTGTGCGGAGGTAAAGAAACAATTCCATCGTCTCTACTGACGGACACAAAAGATAGATACAAATGCAACACTTGCTCAACGAGGGCCGGTTAATTATGCCAAGTATACTGTGTGATGTCTCTTCTGAGAGAGCTGTGCTTTCATGTATTTTGAGACAGGGTGAGGACGCTTATATTGATGTTGCA